GAAAAGAGGGGGTCGGTGGTGTCCTGTGGCTCACAAAAAAACGCCCCCCTTTAGAATAATTACATCTTTTACATGCTGCAACTAAATTGTCATCACTATCTAGTCCACCTACTCTTCTAGGTATGACATGATCTACTGTATCAGCCTCTTGTGCACAATACTGGCAGATGTAGCCATCCCTTCTAAGTATTCTCTCTCTTGTCTTACGCCACGTTCTTGTGCCGACTCCTGGCTTAGCCATCAATACCAGCCCTTCTTATTATGAAAGGCGAGCGCATTACATGCTGTGTGATGTCTGTGTTTAATATATTTCAAGCCTAAATCAATTTGAGTATATGGATCTTTGGTCTTTGTTTTTAGCAGCTGTGCTATTCCATACGCACTTGACTTAGGATTCTTTGCTGTTGGTATCCATCTAGATTCTTTATACCAAAGATCACTTAAACAATAGAATTCTTTAAAGTCATGGTTTAACTGCATAAACGCATATTGCTTGTAGATGTTCTTATTAGCTGCTTGTGCTGGCTCTAAGGCTAGTAATTGGCTCACAATTATGAGTATCCCAACTAGGTGCCACCTTGCGAGCCATCCCCTTCGGGGCTCGCCTTTTCGCCTTAAGGGCGAATGTCTTCTATAGGTTATCATGTGTATGCAAATCCTTTCCTATAAGTGCAGGTCAGACGGCGTGTCGCTATTGCTTACAAGTACCGCATTTGCTTGTATCCATTTTCCATCCACCACATAACGGGCATCTTTCTATTTGTTTATCCATAATATCCTCCTCAAGTCTTGCACCTTTGCGATAGCATTTTTGGCATTCAGCGATAACAACTCCAGGCACTGTGTCCCATCCATGTTCTATCTCAAATATGGTTGGTTTCTTACAGGCATTACATTTCATTACCGCAGCTTCTATCATGGCTTAGCACCCCATCCACGACCTTTAAATATGGCAGGGGTTGCTGTAAACACCTTACGCATTACCGATCCGCATGTATTACAAAAGGGAGCATTGTGGTCAATTGCTAGATCAAACTCAGCAACTACTCCCTCACGCAAACATTCGTAATCGTATTTAGGCATGGTGGCCGTAATCAATTCTGTTAATTACTCCACACCCTACGCATTTAAGTAAGCCCTCAACATGCACCATTCTTGGATCATTACACATATCGCAACACTCATTAAGCGGCACTACGTCCGGCACAACTGTGCCATCTGAATGAAACTTGATGCGTAAGCGACCTTCCTGAATTATTTCTAACTCGCCCATTTATTTATCCTTATCTGGATCAGGGAAATACCATTTGCCATTGGCCGTTATTTTTGCCCAATGTGCCTGGCATTGATCGGCTTTGTTTTTCTCTACACATACATAGCCATAGAAATCACGACCATTCTTTGATCCTTGTTTTTTAAGCATTTGACCATGTTTGCAATCAAACGATTCTGCTAGCTTCTCGGCATTTAACTCTTTGGCAACATCCTCAACTGACCAAGCAACAGGTGCCGGATCTTCTAGTTTAGGTGCTGACCAATCGGTATTACGTAAGGCATCAACTACAGCTGAGGTTCTTGTTCCAGGTGCTCCGTAAGTTGGTTTAGTCCATTCCTGATTACCTTTGGCTACTCGTTCCATTTCCACTTGAGATGGTCTTGCACCTTTTTTGGCGTAAGTCCAGTTAGCAAGCGCACGACCGAGCGCAGAACTCTCAGACAACTCGCAAGCAAATTTATTAAAACCTGTAGCAGTTTTCGTTTCGCTCGCCCACCCAGTTGATACTGGATGTGGATCAGCCTCAGTTCTAAATAGCCGAGCCACAAATACATATTCATCGCTCGGAGCGTTAACGGCGACAACTCGCTCGGTTTGGATCCGCCCGTCTGGGCAGTCTTTCCAGAATTTCGATAATCTTTCTTCGACTGTTTCATAATCCTCCAAATTAAAAGCCATAATTTATCTCCTGTTTTCCTTGTCGGTATTCCTGTTGGGCACGAAGATCCCAAGTGCTCCCATCATGCCAAGCCTCCATGCTGTGTCTGCATTTGTCGCAGTAGGCTCTTTGTAAGCCGTTTTGGCTTGTTGAGATCCATGTCGATGGATTCTGACCCTTGATCGTATGCGCTCCATACTGCGCTTTACAGTAATCACACCAAATATTGCGATTAGAATTTTTCGTAATCATCGTCTAGTTGTGAATGTATGACATCTTCGTAAAATGCCAAGTATGCAACTGCATCGACAATACTGTCGTGATGTGTGGGTGTTTCAACCAACCTAGCCAACTTGACTGCGACCATTGCCAAGATAACTTGGTGTGGAGTAATTGGAGTTTCAAGTATTCCAGACCACAACTCTGCGATTCGTTTGTGGTTGGTATAAGGAGATCCATAAACTCGACCTCGATCTTGTTGTAATAATCTTGCTTCATCAAAGATAGATTCACGATTAGCGGACATTGCTGCGCACTACCTTTGTGCCTTGTTCATAGCCAGCACGCCATGCTTCATCCCATAATTTATTCCTGCGCTCTTCACGCCAAGCCATAAATAAGAAAACCGCAAACGTGCTAAAAATGACAATTGCCACTGCCATTTGATCACTTATGTTGCTCATTTGTTTGCTCCCGATCTCAGGCTGTTTGCCTGTTGGGATTAAGTATGTGCTAGATCAGCGACAATTTCGATAGGTGTGATGGCGTGTCAGATAACAATACTGTTATCAATAACATCAACGGCGTCATCGATTGTGCGTTCTTTGTAGTCTGTTTCTCTAGACATAGGATTTGCCCAATGCTGTGAATGATCCATCTTTGTTGATTGGGATAAGCGTTGGGGTCATATTCTTACCATCCCAGTCCAGAATTACGATGCCCATCTGCCAATTAGCAATTCCCTTTGTGTATGAGGCTTTGGCTTTGTTCATTAGGTTGCCAGCCTCTATGCCGTAAATCGACCTGTAATGGCCTCCTAAGCCCTCAGAAAACGAAGATAGCCCCAGTTTATGGGTGTGCCCAATTAAAACGCTCTTACCGACCTTTTTAGCCAAATTAAGGGCAGTTAAGCCTGCGTTGGGATTGGTGTTTCCCTCATCGCCATGACCTAATAACCAACCCTTTTCAAACTCATAAAAGGTTTTGTGGAATTGAATGCCCATAGTTTCGAATTGCATGAATTTGTCGTACTGCAGCTCTGGCAAACTGATTAAGCCAGGTACTTTTAATAAAGTGTTATAGAGACGATCCGTATGATTGGATCTGACTATGTGGGCTTCTTTAGCGTTTTCTGTAAGATCCCAAAGAATCGATTGGGTAAGTTCACGATCCCGATGCAAAGTCTGCTCATAAGCCAAAGGTGTTTTTTCAGCCCAACGGCTAATGGTTTGAAAATCAATCTCATCACCAACATTAAGTACACTGTCAAACTTCTCCCGCCTTGCTAACTTGATAACATTTTTAACAGCTGCCTCATGGTGATAGGGAATCTGCAAATCTGAAATTACCAGGTATCGCTTAATCGAAATCCTCATCTTCTTCAGTCGGATCAATCGTTGGAATGATCGCACCATCTCCGACAATCCAGTCGGGTAGGATCCTGTCTTGCATCATCCAAAGCGCAACGCCTTCGCTAAAACCAGCCTTACGAGCTGCTTTGTAGCATTCATGCAGTGATGCATAAAAGACATCGAGTTTGGTTAATGGCTCTGGCGATTTACGCACAATCCGCTTCTTTGCAACCTTTTTACGGGGTGCTTGCTTTTTGCGTGTAGTTGCCATGTTTAAAATTATCGCTCTAAGAGGATGTTGTAGATCTCATCGACACGCTGATGGAGTGCTTTAATTTCATTAAGTAAGTGAGTGATGACAAATGCTGCAAGACCACCGATAACAGCCAGGCTTGCAAAATAAAAAGTTAAAAGGTCTGAATCACTCATGGTTTAATTTTTATCCCGTAATCGCTTTCAGATCCTGACTTTGGATCTAACGCTTTGACTAGAGGTGCTATCAGTGCGCCAAGCAATACTGCATACTCTGGTCGCATATCTCCAGCGATTGCCAGGGCAACTGTAAGTCCAGAAGCTGCTACTGCTCGCAGGTAAGATTTAATTGCTGCTTTATGTTTTTTACTTAATTTCATGCTTTGCCTCCTACGAGTGGGATGTCGAAAAACGATCTGTCCTGATCTCCCGCAGGGCTAAAGGAAATGTGGATGTGCGACTTGTGTGGGTTAAATCCTTTGTAAGTCCTATATTTCCAATTACCTCTAGCAGAACATATTTTACCATCGAAGATAATGTAATTGATGCGTTTACGTTTATCTGCTTTAGCATAGATTCTTAGCTGCTCAACTAGGTGTACTGACAATCCCTTGATTTTATTTAAATCTTTGTCCACATCGATAGCACGAACCACGCCCGTATCGCTAGTCGGATTGTGGTCGGATTTAGATTTTGAGTGCCTAGCATCGCCAATCCAACCATCAGAAGAACGATCCCTATCTGGGAAACAGTCATCGATCTGCTCTCTTAATTGGACGGCAGATTTACTTAGCCAGGGCTTCATCTACGAAAGAAGTAATTGTGCTTCTTCAGCAGTAATACCTAAACGATCAAGCAATTGAGCCTTTGCCTCAGCCTTAGCATCTGCCTCGGCTTTTTTAGCCGCTAAACTCGCCTGGTCAATTTCATGTTGAGCAAATTCCGCATCATTCATCGGTCGAACTTCATTACCAATTTGTACCATTGGTCGTGTCATTACTTTCTCCTTAACTGTTGGCATAACCATAGACCTTGTATGAACCTGTAATTGTTCCATTGACACTTGAATAACTGAGTGAATCATAAGAAGTACTTACTGTCATGTCTGAATTATTTTCTGTTGATATTGCAAGACTGCCTTGATTTCCATGAGCCTTTGCCGCAATTTGTGTTGATACAGATGCAAATGGATTTATAATGTCGGCGACTAAAAAGCCTTTTGTGCCTTCGTATGCTGTTCCACAGTAAAACGCATCTTCTAAGCCACCCTGACCTGCAACGAAAGTTGTGTAATAAACGCATCGGGCGTTGTAATAATTTGAACTTGAATTATCTGATCCAGCAGCCCTCATGCGTATGCGAAAGTTCATGGTTGTGCCAGCCATGCTGGCTGTGCTATCAATAGCAATAATTACTCGATAATTTGCGTAGGTTGCAGAAAAACTATTATTTGGCAAACTAAAACCTGAAACACCAGAAAATGTTGTTCCAGTAATAAAGGTCAATCCACTACCAGTAGCTGTAGCCCATTCTGGAGCAGTTGCGCCAGAGTTAACCCTAAGAACTTGACCTGCTGTGCCAAGTGCTAATCTTGTGTTGGTGTTTGCAGTAGCTGATCGGTAAGCAATATCGCCTGTGGTTGTTTCTGGATTTAACGCTTTGGTGGTCGTATCGATAGAAGAACCCAAAGTGCGAATGGCAAGTGCGCCATCCTTAACCAGATCAGTATCGTCTGGGGTTTCCCAATTGTAATTGGTGGTATTTGCCATGTTAAGAAATTACTCCTATCGCTGTTCGCCAGGTAATTGTACCTGATAATGTGTTCCATGCTTCGGAGGCATTGACCTCATTCCATTGTTGGAATACGGCTGAGAACTCTATTGGGCTGAGGTTGATCGTCAGGTATAACTCATTGAATGACGTGCTCCATGACCAACCCTCTACATACCCTTGAAAACGCCCCTCAGAGGCTATTTGAGGCGGTAAATCGGTGATGGTCAGTGGTTGACCCATAAACACGTTTAAAAGGTGATCTCGGTCTGTATCGTCTAATTCTGGGTTAGTAATTGGAAATGTAATGCTGTCGAATACTGGGTAAGGATAGGCTCTAAGACTTAAGTATTTATTAACAATATCTTCTGCATCTGATTGATTCTTGATGCTTGAGTTTAGGGTTTCTGATTTGTAGCCATAAATGGAAATGCTTGTAGCATCTAAAGCCACTTCTAGGTCATTAAAATTGTTTCCATAGTTAATGGCTACATCGTTGCGGATATTGCCAGCCTGGGTTGTTGTAGTTAAACCTGCTCCGATTGCTGTATTTGCTGAAATTTCAATTGCGCCATTGGCAGCTAAATAGTTTTGGCGATGGTCTGCATCTGCATATCCGATGTTGCCAGCGTTATCTTCATATAAATATCCAAAGGCTGAATTGGCTATTTGTGAAGCGATGTTGTAAATGGTATCTGTAGATGATCCACGATTGACCATTTCATATTGACCAGGTTGATCGATCTCACCAAGTCCTAGATTTTCAGCAGTTTCCCATGTGGTTGTTGCATCGTAAGTTGCCCATGTTTGTGCAGCTGATACCCCAATCCAATCACCCAATAAGAATTCTGTAAGCAAAGTATAAATTTGATCTCCATCAAATTCTGATGTTAATACGCCTTCACTGATTGTTTTAGCCAATCGAGCAAGGGAACCCATAGCAATTAGGTTGTATGAGTAAACCTTGCCAACTGATCCTGTGCTGCTGACCGATGTGGTTATGTCTGTGATATTGCCACCAAAGAGAGTTGTGTATGTGCCAGTGCTGTCTTTGACTTGTAGCGTTAAAGAATCATTAACATCAAAGACATAGTTTTCATCTTCTAAAGCAACTAAAGCAATTTCCATGTATGACGGGTTTGGCTGGATATAAATATCATCTCGGCCAGATGCGTGAGATATGTCTGAGATTGCTACGTTTGAATAATCAACGCCATTAACCAGCAATCGCCATTCAGGCGTAAAGTTGCTCATTATTGAAGTCGTCTAATGCTTGCTGGATCTAGTGCTGGGATTGATCTGGCAGATGATTGATTTAATACCTTTGCAACTGCTCTGGCTGCGCCTTCTGAATCTACTGCTTTAACTGTAATGTTATTAACTATTCTGCCCGTTGGGTTTCTATCCAAAGCAGTAGGTGTTGGCACGCTAGGTGTTTGACCAAGCATTTTTCCTGTAAGTGATGGATTTGGAATATAACCAATATCTGCGCCTGGATTGATTATGTTTACGGCCCTAATTCCTTGATTTGCAAATTCTACTAATACTCCAATTGCTTCTCTAACTAAGGTGATAAAACCCTTAATGTTTCCAGCAACTGCTTCAATATAAACTCCAAATTTGTAAAAACCTGAACCGGTTTCTTGTAAGGCTGACGATAAACTATCGTCTCCAGTTAATCCTGCAATAAAATCGTTTAATGCTGGAATACCTACATCGTTCAAAAAGGTAATAAATTTTTCCACTTGTGGCAATAAAGCAACACCTAGTGATTCTTTGGCTTCATCAAATCCTACTTTTAAACGATCAATCTTGCCCTGAAATGTTTCAGCATTTGCTGCTGCTGCGCCACCATAAAGATCAGATAACTTAGCCTGGATCTCTGTAAATGATAATGTGGCTAATTCTGCTTTTGATAAGCCAAGTCCTAATCTGCCTAATGAAGTTGCGTTTCCATCCTGGGCACGACCTAAAGCATTGGCTACTGTTTCAAGATCTTTGCCTGATGCTTTGCTGATGTCTAACGCAAGGGATAACAACTTTTGGGCTTCTATTGTATCTTTTGTAGATACTGCTAATCTTTGTAAGGCCGGACGAAGTTGGTCATCTGCAACACCTGTTGCTAAAGATGTCTTGAGGATCATGGCTTCAGTAGCCTTTACCTGGGCATCTGTTGCGCCTGTGGCAGCCTTTAAGGCGTTGGCTAACCTAAGTTGTGCAGCTTCATCTTCAATTGCTGCTTTAACGCCATCAATGGCTAATTTGCTGGCATAACCTGCCGCTGCAATTCCAGCAGCTGCAAATGCTAATGCAGCCTTTTTGCTAAAGTCGCCAATCTTGCTTGAACTCTTTTGAACTGTATCATCGGCTTGATCTAGTTTCTTTTTAAGATCATCAATATCGGCAAGGATTGATAACTTTAACGTGCGATTATCTCTTGCCATTATGTCCACTCCTTAAGAATGCGCTCAAATGATTCCTGCCACTTGTTTACTAATTCAGGCTGAATTCTGCGAAGAGTTGGGTATATGAACCATCCACGACTGCCACCGCCAGGTGCTCGCCCTGAAAACGCTGGGAACTGTTTAAACCTGTTTGATCCAAACTCAATACCGCCCCAAAGCGTTTGTGTAGTAGCACCACCTGAAAATTTTTGTCTAGCAAACCCATATCTAAATTCACCGATTTTGCTTGACTTCGAAATGCTAACTCCGTCCGCAACTCTTTGCGCAACTTCGCCTGACTTCGTTCTGCCTCTAGCTGCAGCCTTAATTTCTTCTGATGCAAAATACGCCAAAGCAGCAGACTGCCTTCTTGCTTCATCCGTTGCTTGATCATCCATAAGTTTGAACGCTTTGTAAACATCCCGGAGGTCGGATTTGTCATAGGCAATTTTGGAATCATTAGCCATTATCCTCGCTCCTTTAAAATCTCAACTGCAGTTAATAAATCTTCTGCGCTTGTCCATTCACTCATTGGTATATGGGTGGCTATTGCCACCGCAATAAGTAATCGGCTTACGCTTCCTTCTGGATGACTTTTGGGTCATCCGCATCACCGACAATTACATCGGCAACTGTTTCCATCCAGGCATCCATTGGCTTGACTGGTTTGTCTCCAGCAATTGCACGCTTATGGGCATGATAAGCCAAAAACATAAGATCCCACATGCCAATCTTTTCTTTGGCTTGTCCAATCGTGTTTCCTGTCTGCTTCTCCCATTTCGCCCACTCAGGAGGTTGGGCTATGTAAGTGGCTTGCTCTCCTGAGTTGTATTCAATTGTTATTGGTAATTTCATTTTGTTTGCTCCCGTTTTATTCTTTAGCTGAAGGTTTCAGCAACTTCACCACGTGCGACTGGGAATGTGAAAGATACTGTTTGAGCATCTACTCCTGAGCCACCTGCGGTTGGGTAAACTGGCAATACTGGAAACACAAATACTGCGCCAGTTGCAGCTGTAAGTGTAATGCTGATTTCAGAGTTTGGTGCTGTGTCGCAAGCAGTCCAAAGTGCTTCGCAAACTGAGTTAGCCTTGCCCCAATCTGCCAACATATCTAACTGGAATGATCCAGTTGAATTGACCACTTTGTAAGCCTCACCATCAAGTGTTTGGTAAGTCTGACGATCAAACTCTTTGGTTAGAACTGCGTTTGTCGCTTGTGCTTCGATGTCTGTTCCACCTGTGAAAGACAACGAAACATCACGACCGGTAATAACTACGGTTGCCATGATTTCTCCTTATGCGGTTTGTGTGTAGTAGGTAGAAACTCGAACATCTGCGATAAGCAGCGTTGATGCTCCAACTTGTGTAATTGTTGGTCTTTCGACCGAACTCACGATATATCCTGATGGAATTACCTTGAGAACACTCATAATAAGTTGCTCGATATTGTCCAGGCTTGCTGGATTTGAGTTATAGGCAACTGCGACTGAAATCGTCATATTAATCTTTGTGCGAACTAAAGATTTGCTAATTGTTTCTAATTCAAGGTACGGCGAATCTGGAACCAAAACCACTGCTGGGGGTATTACGGACTCAGGAACGAAACTGTAAACATTTCCAGCAACTGTGCCAAGTGCTGTGGCAAGTGGTTGTCTAACTGTTGAAAGGATTGTCGATGACATTATTGAGCCATGCTTTCAACATCTATAAATGCGCCTAGAATTCCAACGCACCGATTGAATAATGATCTGCCCATTCTAAAAGGTGTTGCTGTGAAATCTACGCCCTCAATCTGACCTCCTCCTGCAAGGCGAGATTGGAATACTTCTAAAGAAACTACGAATACGGCTGAGCGAACTGGTTGGTTGCCAACATAAGTTGATGCTGAAGATAAAGTTGCAACTCCGGATGGGATGATATTTGCGCTCGCCACATCTGCGTTTGTAATGGCGCATGAGAATGTATATTGTCCAAGATTATTTGCCAAGATTGTGCGTGTGCCATTGTAAGGTGTTCCGCATCCTGTAATTATTACTGATTGACCTTCTGTAAATTCATGAATGCCTAAAGTTGTGAATGTTGCTACGTTTGCTTCTAGACTGGCCTCTTGAATTGGGCTCTTGAATGAAACTAACATTGGAAGGATCACGCCTTCTCCGGTATCAATTATTTC